GGCGGGCGAGATGATCGTCTGGGCGGGCTGGCACCTCCGTGATCTGGACGTGCGTGCTGGCCAGGTCGTGCAGGTGGCCGAGCGCATCGGCTCCATCGGGAACGCGGATGGGCGGTACGCCGGGGCTCATTTACACGAGCAGATCGCCGTCGTGAACGGGAGTTATGGGATTCCCTCGCCATCCGCATTTACGACGGATCTACGTTATCAATGGCGCGATCCCCTTAATTTCTACGTGGAGCATGGCGTCGACGAGGCACTAGTCGAGCGAATGTCGCTGTTCGACGGAGAATGATCGATGAAGGTGCGGCGAACCGGAGCCAAGCGAGGACGATCTCCGATCTGGTATGTCTGGGCGGATCAGCCGGAGGAGCAGGCGGCAATCCGGGCCGGGCTACTGAAGGATCGAGCACCGGATAACCGCTTTCGCTACGTGTTGGCCTGGGGGTTCACCAGCCGCCAGGCGGCCGAGAGAGCAATGGAGGAGCTCCAGCCACAAGTCGATGAGCTGACAAGCCGGATAGGCGGGAATTCGCTGCTGCAGCGCGCCAGGGAAGTTGAAGCGCGGATCCTGACCGAGGACGTGCGCCTGGAGATCTGTCGCACTGAGATGCGCGTGTTGGTCAGTCAGTTATGCGTGCTAGCGGGCGAATTGGATCACCCGCGGCTGATCGCGTTGGCAGAGCAGATGGGTCGGTGGCTGGAAGATGAAGCAGGGCTGTGGAGTCGGGCGGTCAACGCGATGCAGATGGCGTGCATGCTGTGTGTGCTCTATGATCATCAGGTTTCGTATAGTGATAGGGAAGAACCTCACAATTCCTAACCATCGCAGCACTTCGCATCGGGCTCAGAATAGCGTAAGCGAACGAGGGTAATGTGAGGGTATCCGTTCGTTGGGCAAGCGACGAGTTGGCCGAGGTGCTGGCAAAATTGACCAGCCAGCAAGCACGTGGGGTTGTGCGCATCGTCGAGGCGGAGATCGAAGGCCGGTCGCTGTCTTCGTTGTTGGATTGCCCGGGGCAGATATGTACGTCAACGACCTATTATGGCAGCGGCAAGCGGCGAGGCTGGAAAGATAAGGTGCATTTTCAGCGCTCGTTGGAGCTGGCCAGGCGGGATTACCGCCAGTGGCTGCTGGAGCATTCGACAGGCGAGGCCTTGGCCATCCTGGCCAGCACGGCGCCGCTGGCAGTGCGGGCGCTACGCCATGAGCTGGTCGGGGATACGCCGGCGATTCGATCTCTGGAGGTAGCGCTGTACGCATCTGATCCAGAGCTACGGGCCAACGCGGCCAAGCGTCTGGGAGAGACCGGGCTGCCGAAAGTAGTACCGGCGTTGACAACTGCACTCCAGCGAGAGCAGGATGCGGACGTGCAAAGTGCATTGGTCGATGCGCTGGGCACGATTGCCGGATTCCGAGATGGGGAGAGACGATTAGCAGCGGTCAGTGTGTTGGATCGAGCAGCGGTAGAGACGGCGGCGAAACAGGCACTCACGGTGAGCGAGGATGACATCGACGTCGCAATCGAACGTGAACTGGCGCGCTTGGCCGCCGTCGGCCAAGATGGCGCTTCTGAAGCGGTTGCAGACGACGCCGACTCCGACGAACTTTGACAGATACATAGACGATCCTGCGAGCTTTGCGCGCGAGGAGCTGGGTAGCGAGCTGACGCCACGGCAGACGGAGATCCTGGAGTCGGTGCGCGACAATCAGGTGACGATCGTCCAGTCGGCGAACGCGGTCGGGAAAACGTTCGTCGCGGCGGACGCGGCGCTGTGGTTCGTGCGAGTTTTCGAGCGGGCCGAGGTGTTTACGGCCGCGGCCCCTCCGCTGGAGAATCTGGAGCGGCTACTGTGGGGCGAGATCAACAGCCGGTTGCTGGCCAGGCAGGACCTATTCGAGGAAGCGCGGCAGGGCTATCTGCGGGTTCACCTGGCGCCGAACTGGTTTCTCGTTGGGGTGGCCATCCCCCAGAGCGGGAGCCCGGCCCAACGGGAGGCCAAATTCTCCGGGAAGCACGCTCCCCATCTCTTTTTCATCGTCGACGAGGGGGACGCGGTACCCGAGGAGGTCTACCGCGGCATCCAGTCGTGTATGAGTGGCGGCCACGCGCGGCTGTTGATCCTATTCAATCCGCGGGAGGCGACGGGCCCGGCCTATCGGATGATCCAGGCCGGGGCGCACGTGATCGAGTTGAGTGCGTTCGACCATCCGAACGTGGTCACCGGCGAGGAGGTAATCGCCGGGGCGGTGACGCGAGCGCAGACGGTGAAGCGGGTCGCGTTGTGGAGCCGGCCGCAGGTCACCGATGAGACGTCGGATGCGAACGATCCAGACTGGTTCCAGGTGCCGGCGTTCCTCGATGGAGCTACGGCGGAGCTGGATGACGGGACCGAGACGGAGCCGCTGATCGGCGGCCAATGGCGGAAGGCGACCAACCCGGCGTTGAGCTACATGGTGTTGGCGCGGTTCCCTGGCCAGGCTGAACGGCAGTTGATCAGCCGGGCGTGGGTGGAAGCGGCACAGCAGCGGTGGCTGTTGTGGCAGGATCAGCACGGGGACAAGCCTCCGAAGGGGATCCGGCCAGTCCACGGCCAGGACGTGGCAGAGTTCGGGGTCGACGTCAACGTGGCGTGCTTCCGTTACGGCGGGTGGGTGGCGCCGTTCGAGCTGTGGTCGGGAGTCGACGTGCTGGTGACCGGAGACACCGCGGCCAGATTGGCTCAGGAGCGAAACGCGCGGGAGAGCTTCGTCGACGCGACGGGGGTCGGCTCTGGGGTGGAGCCGCAGATGTACCGGTGGTGGGCCCGGAGCGAGGATTCGCAGTACGAAGGCCGGGCGACGCCGGTGAAGGTGGCCGAGGCTCCCACGGCGACAGTGGAAGAAGGCGAGTTCGGGATCTTGCGGGATCAGCTCTGGTGGAGCGTGCGGGAGTGGCTACGGACGGATCCCAGCGCGATGTTGCCGCCGGATCCGGATCTGGCAGATGAGCTGTGTGCTCCACGGTACCGCATTAAGCGGGGGAAGATCAAGGTGAGCGACAAGGAAGCGCTCAGGACGATGTTACGACGGTCACCGGACAAGGCAGATGCGTTGTGCTTGACGTTTGCGCCGGCGCATGGGTGGGGGGTGCGGTAATGAGCAAAAGGAGGGCAAACGATGGACAACGTTAAACGAATGTCAATCAGTGAATTTCGCGCGATGGGTCTCCTGCAAGAGATCAATCGTCAGTTTCTTAATCCGATAGGCCTGGCATTAGAGGTCGTAGTGGATAACGAAACGGGTGAAGAACACATCGGCGGTCTCTGGGACTACCGGGATGATGAAGAGGGCATTCTCTTCGACTGGTTCACTGATGAGGAGATTGAGAGAGCCATTCGCGTGGAGGAATTTCGGACGCAACGGGCGCTTCAGCGATTGAAGGTGTTTGGGTTTGTTGTTCAGCCGCTGATACCGAGATGCCCAGGTTAGATAAGGAGAGTTATGGGCACTAAGGAGGGCATAGGATGACCTGTATTGTTGGAGTTGCGGAGGGGGGAAAGGCATACATTGGAGCCGATTCGGCGTCAGTAGCCGGTTGGCAGGTACGTGCGACCGGGCTGCGCAAGGTGTTTCGACGACAGCAGTTTGTGATTGGGTATACCGGGTCTTTTCGGATGGGACAGATTCTGCAACACCATCTGACGGTTGAACCTCAGAAAAGCGAGCCTGACGAGGCTTATATGGTGCGTACTTTCATTGAGGCAGTACGGGATTGTCTCAAGGAGCACGGGTTCGCGGAGGTGGAGAACAACGTGGAGAAAGGTGGCACCTTCCTCGTGGGTTATAACGGCATTGTCTATGATATCGACAGTGATTTCCAGGTGAATCATTTTGCGGATGGATTTACCGCGGTTGGATGTGGTAATGAGTATGCGCTGGGAGCGTTGAAGGCGTTGGAAACATTGCCACCCAAGGAGCGAATACTGCGCTCATTAGAGATTTCAGCGCACTTTTGCGGCGCTGTGACTGGTCCGTTTCTTGTAGTGCCCGAATAGCAAATATTTCCTGGGAAATGTGAGATGGACGTAAAGGCAGTGACTGTCGAGATCGCCAAGTTGAAGCTGGCGCCAGGTGACGTGTTGGTCATCAAGGAGCGCCACCGGTTGTCGATGGCCGAGTGTGAACAACTCCAATTAATTGTCAAGAGCGTCGTACCTGCGGAAATCCCGGTGATTGTATTGGATAACACCGTTGACCTGGAGGTTCTGAGTCACGGTGGCGACTAAGGCACCGTTCTTGTACAGGCTTGGAGTAGCGCTTCAGGTCCTCGCCGCCGGGAAGGCGGCGGGGAGCGATAACGTGACGGCCTACAGCGCGACGACGACCTGGCGGGAGCGGGCGCTGGCCACCAGCTTCAGTTTCAAGGCGGCGGCGCGCGAGGGGTACATGACCAACGAGGTTGTGTATGCCGTGATCAGTGACATCGCCGAGAGTGCGGCCGAGCCGACGCTGCGGGTCTACGACGGTGACGAGGAGAAGCCAGAGCACTCGGCGCGGTCACTGATCGTGAAGCCGAACCCGGCTATGACCGAGTTCGAATTGTGGGAGATGACACTGTTATACCTGTGTCTGGCAGGCAATGCCTTCTTCCAGAAGGTGCGCAATCGGTCCGGAATACCAGTGCAACTGTGGCCAATCACACCGGGACGGATGCGGCCGATACCGGATCGAAGGACGTTCATCCGCGAGTGGCGGTATCGGATGGACGACGGGACAGAGATCCCGCTCGATCCGCGGGACATCATCCAGTTCAAGTATCCGCACCCGCTCAACCCATACATGGGTCTGGCGCCGATGGCGGTGGCGGCGCGGGCGGTGGATCGCGACAACTACGCCACAGACTACGTGAACTCGTTCTTTGAAAATGCGGCGGTTCCGCAAGGGCTCCTCAAGTTCAAGAGGCGGGTCGAGCAGGGAGAGGCAGATCGGGTGCGGGCACTGTGGCGAGCAAGATTTAGTAGCCACTCGGGACGACACGACGTGGCAGTGCTCGACGCGGACACTGAGTATCAGCAGCTCGGGCTCAGTCAGCAAGAGATGGGGATGCCGGACCTGACAGATCTGAGCGAGAGCCGTATCGCGATGATCTTCAAGTGGCCGCCGGTATTGGTCGGGGCCCTGGCCGGGCTGAAGTACGCAACGTACTCGAACATCAGAGAGGCGCGCAAGATCGCGTGGGAGGACACGCTATCGCCGATCTATCGACGACTCGAGGCGCGGATGAATATGCACCTGGCGCCAGACTTCGGCTACGAGCCGACGGCGAAATTGTTCCGCTGGGATTACGATCAGGTGTTGGCGTTGCGGGAGGACGTGAATGCTCGGGCGGAACGCTCGCGGCAGGCATTCCTGGCGAGCGGGATGACACGCAACGAGTACCGGGCGGAATTGGGGCTGGAGTCAGATCCACGCGGGGACGTGTACCTGGTGAGCCTGGGGATGTATGAACAGCCGCAAGGCCAGGCGATGCCGCTCCCTCCGGATGATGAGGGAGACAAGTATACAGCCTATCCGGCGGTGAGCCGGATGTACCACCTGGTACGGCAGGCGATGGCGAGCAATGAGCGTGCGGGCCTGGATTGATCATCTGCGGGAGGATTGGGATGACGCAGGCCTGCGACTGTGGAAGGGGGTCATCGATCCGGTCGCCAGGAGCTGGGAGACGCAGTTCGCAGAAACGGCGTCGGGTCTGTTTGGGGAAGAGAAACGGACGCTGATCGAGGCAATCAAGCCGGGGAAGGCCTCGGTCGTCGATTGGGTAGCGCTCGAGTTAACAATCAAGGAAGTGCTGGAATCCCGTGAAGGTGATTGGCGGGCCGGGTTCATACCGCTGTTCCAGGGACTGAGCGAGGAATGGGCCGACGAGTGGTCGATCCAGCTCGGGGCTGATTTCGCGCTGACTCAGCAGGAGGTCCTGGATTTCGTCGAGGAGTATTCATTCCACTTCGTCGAGCGACACCAGGGGGTCACGCGGGCCGCGGTGGCCAAGATGGTGGCCCAGGCGCACGAGGAAGGGTGGGGGATCCTCGAGCTGATCGGGAGCGGCCGTGAGGGGACCGGACTGCAGGGGCTCTACGGTGGCTGGTCATTCCTGCGGGCGGAGATGATCGCGCGGACGGAGACGATCCGGAGCGAGAACGCAGGCAGCCTGGCGGCGTACGAGAGCGCGGGGATTCAGCAGGTGCAGTGGTGGACGGCGCTGGACGACCGGGTGTGTGCATTCTGCGGGAAGTTGCACGGGAAGAAATGGTCGGCAGGCGACGCGCTGTTCAAGCTGGGGGATGAATTTCGAGTTGGACGGTCGGTGCTGCGGCTGAGCTACGAAGACGTGAAGTATCCGCCGCTGCACGTGTTTTGAAGGTGTACGTTGCTACCGGTGGTAGCGTAAGAACAAAACTTAGGAGGCGAACGATGTTCAGCAGGAATGGAAGCGGTGGATTCAAGCTCAGTATCATCAAGCAGGACGATATGGGTTGGTGGCAGTTGGGGGCTGCAATAGCGCTGATAATCGCTCTTGTCGCGCTTGCAGTGGTCTTGCTGCCGGGGTGCGTGGCTGAAGAAGAGCCAGTACCAAGATCGTACAACTGTACCGTGTACACAGAGCAAGGGTGCGAGAAATTCGTCGTCGCCAGTGGGGGCGAGCTCGAGGTGCAGGATGGAGGAACACTGGACGTGCAGGATGGGGCGTCAGTAGATTTCTCCGGAGGTGTGGACCTCGACGGGGCGACCTTGACCATCGATGCAGACGCAGACACGACCCTGGTGGCCAGTGACGACGACGTGGTCAGTATGACAATCGGTGCGGCTGCAGGGTACTTCGATGTCCTCACGGGCAACTTCAAAGTAGGCGACGGGAGCCCCGATACCTCCCTTGATGGGGAGGACGCCTACGTCGAGGGAACGTTGGAAGTCGACGGGGCTGTGGACCTCGACGGCGCGGTGGATATGGCCAGTACACTGGATGTGGCCGGGGCCGCGACGCTTGATGGCGGGCTCACGATGGACACCGACAAATTCGTAGTGACCGACAGCACCGGGGACACGACCATTGCTGGGACGCTCGACGTCGACGGCGACGTCGATATGGACGACGTCGATATTTCTGGAGATCTGACTGTGGCCGGGGACTTCCTGGTGACCGGGCACACGCTCATTACTACGACCACGACCATCACCGGAGATACGACCGTTGCCGGGACATTGGACGTGAGCGGGGTCGCAACGCTGGGTGGTGGAACTGATCTAAACGGGACAACCTTGACCATCGATGCAGACGCAGACACGACCCTGGTGGCCAGTGACGACGACGTGGTCAGTATGACAATCGGTGCGGCTGCAGGGTACTTCGACGTCCTCACGGGCAACTTCAAAGTAGGCGACGGGAGCCCCGATACCTCCCTTGATGGGGAGGACGCCTACGTCGAGGGAACGTTAGAGGTCGACGGGGCCGTGGACCTCGACGGCGCGGTAGATGTGGCAGGAAACGTAACTCTTGGCGATGCGATCGGGGATAATGTGTACGTCTACGGTCAGATGCGGTCCTACGACGGTGATAACTGGGCCGACATCGCCGACGTGAGTGCGCTGGGGCGCGGAAATGGCTGGCATGCGGCGTATAAGATCACTGGATGGGGTGGTGCAACGCAGTTCCAAGCCTTGTTTGCCAATGCGCAGATCTCCGACACGATGGGCAGCGGTACAACGGCCTATGGCATTGAAGGCAAGATGACGGCCAGCAACGGCGAGAATCATCTTGGAACTGGCTACGGTGTGTTTGGGAAACTGACGGCGAAAGATGCTGACACTCAATTGGCCGCTGGCTACCCGGTCTACTCGATCGTAGATGTCAACGATAGCGCGGTGATCACCACAACCGCGAACTATTTCGCGGAGCTGAGTGGTGAAGCAACAATCGGGACGGTTTCTGTTCTCCAAGCGAAAAGTGGAGATACGTGGGACTACGGAATGAACCTCAGCGGTGCGACCGTGTCGACTGCCGAGATCGTCGGACAGAACGGTGAGACGATCAAGAATGATACGGATACCGCGTGGCAGATCGGTGGCTTCACGGCGCTGGAGGAGGCCTCGGCGGTGGACCTGGGTGCAGGATTCACGTTGACGCCCACCGCGTCCTATCAACCGGTCACCAATAGCACGGCCGGCAGCATCACGTCGGATGGGACCACGGCGATCGCGGATGGGCCTGTGGCTGGGGCGATCCTGATCGTTGTAAACGAGGATGATCAAGACATCGTGTTCCAGGATACCGCTAACATCAAATGCGGTGGTAACATCACGCTGACGGCGAGCGCAGATGACAGCATGATGTTGCTTTGGGATGGCAGCGACTGGGTGTGCCTGGGAATGCACGATAACTGATGAAGGTCTTCGCGTTCTGCTGCGAGAGTTTCGCCGAGATGACAGAGCGGGCGGCGGGGGTGAAGCCGCTGACCTCGCCGCCCGTCGATGCCGGCGACTTCAAACCCGGTTGGATTGAGGGATACGATCTATTGTGGTTTGATTTGCACGGTCGGCCACACACGGCGTGGTGGATGGGTGACAATCAGGTCATCGCGGTGACGGCGGCGCAGATCCGGGAGGCGGATCTGGGAGGAGCGATCGTGTTCGCCGTCGGATGTTATCTGGCGGATGAGGGATCGCCGATGTTGGACGCGTTGCTCGACGCCGACGCGCGGTATGTGATCGGCGGAGATGGCCAAAACTGGGCCGGGGAACGTGCATTGTATGGGGCGGCGATGCTGGGGATGCGATTTCTCGACAAGTTGCAGCAAGGCCAGGATCCACTCAAGGCGTTGGCTCTGGCAAAGCGATGGCTCAGACTATCGATGGTGCGCGATTGGCTGCTGAGACGAGGCCAGCGTATCACAGCGGCGAAAGACACACTGGCGTTTCGGGCCTACTACAGGAGGTCAGCGTGAACAAGAAACATAAGGCGCTCATGGGGACTCTGCTTGAAACAGTAGTCATAAGCATCATTCTTGCAGCGGCTATTTTGACGATGATTCAGGCCATGGGGTATTGGTCATCGGTAGAGCAGCCGGTCGCGCGGAGTGTAGAGAACTACGGCTGGTTGCGAGTGGAGGAGATGATACTCTCCGGAACTGGAACGGATGGAGCAGTGAGCGCCAGCCAGGCAAGTGACGAGCCGGTCCGTGGCCACATCTACGCGGTGCATCTGGATTTTTCCTCCTCAATCACGACGACGACGGATATCACTCTGACCCAGTCGTCTCCCTCACTGACAGTGCTGCAGCTCACAGATTACTACACGGACACGTGGTTCTACCCGGCGACGGAGTACACGAACGCGGCAGGGACGGGACTATCGGCATACGACCGGCTGTTGGCGTCGGGGACGCTGACGGCGACGGTAGGAGAGACGATCTCGGGGACGATTGCGACCGTGCGGGTATACTGGGGGGAGTAGGATGATTACAAGGCGTTTTCGCTTTCGGTTGCTGAACATCTTCATATCTGCTTTGCCATGGATTCACATTCGGTTTGTCACTTTGTCTAACAGATCAATGCTACGGCTCGACAGTTATGGTATCACTGCGGCTGATACGAGGACGCGGATCAATGAACTGGAGCAGGGCTGACAATGGCGGTTATCGGAGCTGAATGGAGGTACCGATGCGGTATCTGAAGCGGTTCGCGGAGCTGGTGAAGGATCAGGGAAACGGGGTCGTGGAGCACGTGATCTCCGTTTTCGGTAACATCGATGACGGCGGAGATATAGTCCACAATGGAGCGTTCAAGAAAACGATCCAGGAGAATGGTCCGGGTGGAGCGGACCGCATCCGCGCAACGTGGCAACACGACATCTGGGAACCGATCGGGAAGCCATTGGAGATGGATGAGGTCGGGCAGGCCGATCTTCCGGACCAGGTCCTGGCCCGGGCGCCGGACGCAACAGGCGGGCTCCACGTTGTCACCAAGATCTCCATGACGCACCGCGGGCAAGATGCCTACACGCTGCTCCTCGATGAGGTGCTGCGGGAATGGAGCATCGGATACTACCCGGTCAAACGGCAGTGGGAAGACGATGTCGAGGGAGATCCGATCCGGCACTTGTTCGAGGTGAAACTGATCGAGTACGCACTGGTTACATTGGCGATGAATATCGGTGCGGTGACCTCCATCGTCAAGGCAGTGGTCGATTACCAGGACCTGCCACTTGGGCCGGAGGATGAGGCCTGGGATCACGACGCGGCGCTGGCCAGGGTGAAGAAGTGGGCCGGTGGCGCGGACAGCCTGGAGGAGATGGACTGGGAGAAGTTCCAATCGGCACACGTGTTGTGGGACAGCGATAATCCTGAGCAAATGGGAAACTACAAGCTGCTAATCGCCGACGTGGTGGATGGTGAGCTGACGGCGATGCCGCGGGGGATCTTTGCGGCGGCAGTTGTGCTGCAAAGCGGGCGCACACCGGTCCGCGAGTTTGATGACGGGGACGTCGAAGGAGCGAAGAAGCATCTGAGCCGGTACTACGAGCGGCTGGAGCGCACGGCGCCGTGGGACCGGGAGGAATCGGCGGCGGTGGCCGGGCTGGTGGAGATGGTCGTTTCTAAGGCACGGCCGACGAAGCCGGTGAGATTGGAGTCGTTTGTGACCGACCTGATCCGGCTGCAGGCGCCGGGAGCGGGGGACGCCTGGTTGGGCGAGGTCGAACGATTTGCAGCATCCTGGGCGGCGAATGCAGCGCTACTGAAGGAGGGCCGGGTGCTCTCCAGTAGGAACGTGGCGATCGTTGAAGACGCTATCCAGGAGATGCAGGAAGCAATCGCTGCGCTGGAGGCGCTTTTGGAGGCAGCCAAGCCGCCCGAGGAGCGGGCACTTACTGCGGCCAGGGCAATTCTGAAGCGGCGGCTGGATTTACAGTTATTCGAGTTGCAATCTACACAGTAGGAGGACGAAACGATGAATTGGAAGCAATTGTTGGAGAAGGCCCGCGAGCTCCTCCACCAGGCCAAGGCGCTGATGGACGAGAACGAGGGCGAGAATTGGACGCAGGAGCGTGAGAACCAGATCGAAACGTTGCTCAACGAATCTGACCAGCTCAAGGAGCGAGCGGAACGAGCTCGGCGCGTGGAAACTGGCCTGGCTTACTTCGAGCAGCCGGCCGGTGATTCTCCCCCGGTGAGCGAGGAGGTTCCGCCTGATACGATGGGGGCGGGGACCGGCGATCCGGAGATGGATGCGGTGGCGGTCAACGAAGAGTACAAGGGAGCCTTCCTGGCGTATCTGACCGGCGGGATGCGGATGCTGAACGGCCGGCAGGTTGAGGCCCTGCAGCGTGGATATGTCGAGAACGATCAGAAGACGCTCAGTGGGAACACTGGCGTGACGGGCGGCTTTCTGATCACGGCGGATTTCCGGGCGGTGCTGGTCGAGGAGATCGCGGCGCGAGCGTTCTTGCGCAACCTGGTGGACGTGCGGCCGTGCAGTGGCGATTTCCTGGAGATGCCGGTGGTCGAGGCACCGAGCTCCAACGCCGGAATCTACGCCAACGGCATCGTGTGGACCTGGGTCAACTCGCCGACATCGGAGGACACGGGCGAGACGGATCCGGAGTTCGGCCTGATGCGAATCCCGATCCACGACGCGGTGGCCAAGACCAGGCTGAGCGTCAACATGGTCAACGACGCGGCGCTGAACATCGAGAGCGCGCTGCCGCGGTGGTACGGCGAAAGCTGGGCCTTGCAGGAGGACTACGTGATCCTGCGCGGCAACGGGACCGGCGAGCCGCTGGGGATCCTGAGCGACACGGACATCACCGGCACGCACTACGTCGAGACGAGCACCTCGGAGGCAGTCAAGGCGGATGACCTGATCGACCTGGTCTACGACCTGGAGGCGCAGTACGCGGCCAACGCGGGCTGGGTGACAAGCCGGGCGAATCTCAAGAGCGTGCGGAAGCTCAAGGACGGCGAGGGGAACTATCTGT